TATTGTATAATAATAATAATATATATATATATATTATACTATCTTAGTGCATTTAGGGGTTACTTACCTATACCCCCTAATAAGCTCATAAGGTCATAAATCTGGCTTTTTCAGGTGATTTCTGTAACATACGTTGAACAACTAATAACGAGGATATGAAAATGACTGATAAAGAAACTAAATGGTGTGCTTGGGATTACCTTGGCTTGGAGATAAATTTTGAGGAGTATGAGCGACTTCAACTTAATCCACATTGTAATCTAGATGCCGATGATATTATTGCTGATTTCATCAGTCCTGCTATTAAAGTTAGGGCTGATTTGCACCAATACCTATTAAAGAAAACATTCTATGAGTGCAAGAAAAACTTTAACTACCTTGGTGAACGTAAGTTTAAGATATTCTTCTATATGACATTGCTTGATCTTATTGAGGATGGTAGATATATGGAACATGATAGATATAAATATATTCCTGGTGTAATGCTCACGTTGATTGAAGATGCTAAGCTTAAAGATAAAGGTACCTAAGAGCCTCCTTGTGAGGTTTTTAACTCTTCTTGGTACCTTTAGATAGGTTTTAGACTATCGACTGTTAGAATTGTTCTTAGGGATGTCTATGAAGAATTCAGCATGATCAAAACTGTGTGATGATTCATTCTTTTTGGATTCCGTAGCGGAGCTGCTTGGTTCATCACTCGATGATGATACTGATGAGTCAGTTGTTACCGCTGGTGGTGCCATTATTACTGGCAGAGGTGGTGCATGACGATCAAGATAATCTTGAGCGAATAGATTAAATATCATTGTTACAAATGATACTAATGCTGGTGCTACAAAGAATGGCCAGCTAATGGTGCCTGAGACTACAAGTGCTGCAGTGAATAAAGATGCAAGACATGCTGCTAAAAATACTAAAAACGATATCTTTAGTGCTTGGTTTATAAGTTCTAGAAAGTTCATAGTTAAGTACTCCAGTTAGTTTAAATAAAAGAAAAGGGGCGATTAAGCCCCTTGGTTAGTGATTGGTTTAGTTGTATAGTCTATATACTTCCTCATAATCAAGTTCATTAGGTTCACTAAGTTCATCGGCTTCCTCACCGTAACTAAGCAGTCTTGATGGCTCTGCTGTTAACAATGGTTCATTCAATGTGGCTTGATCATCGCTATCATTATCATGATGTGGGAAATCATTAACGGTTAGTTTATCTGTTGGTAAACGAGCTAAATCAACTGCTCCGAATATTGTTAATAGTCCAAAGAAAAAGGAGATAACAAAAAACGGTATGGCGACTGGAGGGAATAAGAACCCAATGCCAATCATTGTCCACGATAGAGCCGCTGCTGCAGCTGTAAGTAATTTAAGTTTAATTGAAAGTTTCATAATGTGTGCTCCAATGGTTAAAATTTAAAAAAAAAGGAAGCTTTTCCCACCTCGCCCTCACCTTTCGGCTTCGGTTGAAGTTGGTTTCCCACTTCCTCTATAAATTTATTATTATTATTGTCGATCTTCTTATTATTATCACCCTCGTTTGCGCCTCAGGTGGGTCTGTTTGTTTGTTTTTATTCTTGACTTGTAACATCATAGTAACACCTCTAGCAGAAAAGTCAAGGATTACCCTTATGATGTATGGTGTGTTCTCTTGGGGTCATCATCTGTAAGTTTGAGATGTCGTTGTTTACCCTGTCATGATCTATGTGATGGATAAGCATACCATTTGGTATCTCTCCGTGGTGATGAACCCATATAGCTCGGTGTAGCGATGTTGACTTAATCCCTGACCGCCACTGGCTACGGTAATAAGGTTTCATATAGTAATATTTAATCCCATTGAAATTGATTGGCTTTCTTGACATAATGGACTCCGATATAGTTATTTGTGATAGGCTAATTATATCAAAGATATGACAATCAATACATCCAATGGTTGTTATTTAGTAGACGTGGTTGTATTTCAGAGTGGTATCCGATTCACAATCATGTCTATTTTTTTTGTCTGCTTTTTCTATATAATAGAGCTATGAAACAACTAAACGCACCCCTGATCCCCAAGGAATCTGTAGAACAAGTTAACTTCATTAAGTATCTACACATGAGACATCCGCTGTTGTTTTACTATTCAAGTACAAATATGGGTCAACGACCAGGTAAGTTTGCTGCTAGAATGAAGGCAGAGGGTATGATTTCAGGTATTCCTGACCTATTCTTTCCATCATTGTTTATGTATATAGAGATGAAACGCGTTAAAGAGTCTTATGCAACTGAGAAACAAAGATTCATTATGGATAAATTGGAGTCATATGGTTATAAATGCTACGTATGTAAAGGATGTGATGATGCTATTAAAGTTGTTGATAGAGAAGTTAAAGAGCGTTCTCGAACATTAACGGAAAGTCACGATGACTAAGGAATTACTTCAGAAGCTTCGTTGTTCTGACGATCCAGCAGACAAGAAAGAATCAATGAACAGTAAAAAAAAAGAACAGTCTGAGCAAGATATAATTGTTCATGATGAGAAGAAAGTAGTTAGAGAAAAGGACGGCAGGTGGACGAAGGGTCACAGTGGTAATCCGAATGGTGCTAGCATATGGAACTCTAAAGAACGTGTTGAGTGCGTCAAGAAGTTAAACGAGGCTTATTCTGGAATAACTAAGAAAGCTATTGAGATGGCTCTTAATGGAGATGAAGGCATAATCAGACTCATTATGGAGCGAGTGTTACCGGCTAGGATCAAGGATAATCCAGCACCGAAGGGATTATTAGTAGGTACATTGGATGAACAGGCGTACAATGTCATGAAGGCTATGGATGACGGCCAATTAACCCCCATGGAAGGCAAGGAGTTACTTGCTGGAATCAAATCTACACAAGAAATATGTGAATTCAGCGAGTTCAAGAAAGAAATAGAGAACATCAAGAAGATGTTGGAGAGCTGATGAGTGTCAAAGATACACTTATTGATTTAATACTGAGTTCAGGATTAAAGGAAGAAGTTGGTATGGCTGCAATGAAGTTTCAGTTAGAAAGTATGATTGCAACTATAACTACAGATAGGTTGATTAAAATATTAATAGAAGATGGTGAGGCCGAACTAGTAGACCTAATAATGGGCGATAGAACGGTAAGTCTGAGTCTTAAGTTAGAGATAGCTAAGGCCACATAAGATGCGACCTCGAATACTCTTTCTACACTTGGCAGACGAGATACAATATATATAACACAAAATGACTGAGGGACAAAGAAGATGCTTATGTTTACTCGTGATGATCTTAAAAAAGTGATAGGAACATTAGATTTGACGCGCAGCTTTATTGCAGTGGCATTGGGTCATGAGCCTATGGGCGCTGAAGTTGACTGTAAGATAAAGACAGTTTGGCTTGGAAGAATAGATATAGAGCTTGATGACTTGGTTAAAAGATTAGATAAGGTGTTGGAGGAATGATGACAAATATAACAAAGACAAAGCTCACATTGATGTTTACTACGTTGGTAATATTTCTTGGCTGCTTGGGGCTGTTGTATGGAGCATGGTTGATTGCTGGTAATTGGGGTGGTCTATTGGCTATTCCAATGTGTTGGGTCATCGTTGCAGCGTGTCAAGTGATGCTTGAAGATTGGGGCAAGGACTTAAGTGAGGAATGACATTCTTTACGTTCTTTAAATACTATATTTTAACCAAGCTAATACTTGGTGGCATTGGATTACTTATATTGATAGTAATTTTAGGCATAGGGTTTTGGCTTACATATGACAGTTGGTGATTGATGGACAAAGAAGATGCAATAGTAACTATAGAATCATTAGACGTTAAGCCGGAAGAGCTTGATAAAATGAGGAGTGATCTTGGCATGGCTATTAGCACATTCCATAAAGCTATTGATAAACGTGTGTTGAAGAATGAGGAATGTTCTGATTTAACTTGGGTTATTAATGCATTAATGGATATTGCAAAGAGATTTGATAACTGGGGGTGGAATTCACGCACGCATTTAAACCCATCCCATTCTGCTTTTAACATTGATTATTCTGATGCTCACAGAAGATGGGAAGATGGTATTAAGAAAAAGACAGGGGTTAAGAAAAAAAGTTATCTAAGGAAAATAGAGGAGAAAGGCGATGAGTGATGATTTAACTGAAGAACTAATAGATGAGTTAGACAAGATAGTATATGACATGGACGGACTGGCGAGAAAGATTGGGTTTAAGGCTGCGTCATTAACCAAAGAGCAGCGGTGGACTATCTTTAACAAGTACCTGCATGCTGTTAATTTTAGTGCATATTACATGAGCGAAACACTACATGTATTAGAGTATATGGATGGAAGAGAGCATCAATCCATGGTTCCGGACTATTTTGTTAGTAGCTGCAAGAGAACAGAGCCACGTTTATTTATTGGGTTAACATTATCAGTACAGCAACCGGATTAGTTAGAGGTAAGTCATGATTTGGTCATTTGTTAAGTCCTTATTATTCATTGCTCCGATAGTAGTTGGCTTGTCGTTACTGATGACGTATTTTTATCCTGATCATTCTATGTGGATAGACGGAGTAATTGGCTTTGTAATTGGATGTATTATTTCCCAAATTGTTATTGATTCAGATAAGGTGTAGTTAATGAGCAAAAAAACTGATGTTCTAGAGAGCATTGCAGAAAATATCTATGATATAAAGCAGGTTATATTTTATATGTTCGATGTTTGTCCGGAATTAAAGCAACCTGGAATATTGCATGAGCTTTTTCCTACATATGAATTATTAAAAAGCATTCAAATGAAGTTAGCGGGTGAATACAACGTATTTTATGATGCAGATGATGGTAAGACTAAGGTAGTTAAGGGCAAGGAATGGGTGAGATTGTCAAAAGAAATCATACAGGAATTTGAATGTGATTGTGCTAAGTGGAAAAGAGAAGGATTTGTCTGGGACTTAGGGACAGACAAAGGAAGCAAGGCATTTACGGCCAGTAGGAGAAAGTTTGATAATAATATTATTAAGGCATTTTTAGATAGTAAGGGTATGGATTTAGAAACAATTGGAGAAGTGAAATGAAAATTAGCAAAGAAGAACTAAAGTTAATCGAAGGCTTTGTAAAAGACGCTACGCTTGTAAAAGAGGTATTACGAAGACTAGGTGTAGATAATTTGGACGATGATGACGATGATGATGAGTCAATACAAGACTTAAACATGCGAATAGACATCAAGATTCCTTATGGTTCAAGAAATGCAGATGAATGGAGTGACTTGCTGGACGGGGCATTTACTGAATTTGTTGATGATATACATGAAACTATACGCTTACGTCAGGATACATTTGGTACTGAGGATATAGATGAAGATTGGGATCATGAGTGTGGTGAGCAGACTGTTACATTGACTGATCTTGAGGATGATGAAGTGATGATGAAGTTTAAAGTAAAGGCTTTGTCATGAATACAGAGGTTAAGACTGCAGAAATTTATAGAGACGGTGCTACATTGAAAGTTAGCAGTACTGATAGTCCGGAAATACAAGCGGTAGCTACTATTTTCAGCCTGATGCACTATGAAAAAGAAGCTACAAAAGCATGTTGTGCAGCCCCCGGGAATGATGATAACAAAGAGCAGCTAGAGTTATGGACAGCTGGAATTGTTGTACTAGATTCAGTAGAAGAATTCTTATTTAAGAAGTTAGATGAGTTATTAGATTCTAAAAAGATAGCGGAGTTATTAGAGGAGGAAGTATTAGATGTCTGATGTCTATGATAGAGAAAATGTAAATGAAGGAATTAGAAGGGTTGTAGAAGATAAGGAATCATCAACAGAAATCTGGGAGAAGTTTTTAACTGATGATGACAGAGGTTATTTTAAGAACAGTGATAAAAGGTTTAAGCGTTGGGCAGTTGAATCATTATGTCATCCAGTTTGGCCAAGAATAGCAGAGACTAAAAAGCCTAGTGATTTTGTTGTTGAGCCAGATAGTTTTGAAGAAGACATGTGTTATTGGACAAAAGAAGTGCATAAGAGATACGAAGAAGAGAGCGATAGGATAATGGAAAGCTAAATGAGTGATTGCAAGATAGAACATAGAGAGATCGTTGATTTAATGAGGCATAGAGAGATAATTGCTTACATTAAAGAGCTTGTGAGTTACATAGAGGATTCGACGCGGGAAATTGAATATAAGCTCAAAGATATACGAGAGAACACAGATTGTATGCGTGGCTGGATTGCCGAGGTAAAGAAAGATGACTAGGGAGGAAGCGCTAGTTGAAGAGATTGCTAATATTAACTTTGCTATAACAATCGCCATGCCTAACTTTTTGGATAGCTTTGAACTTAAGATTCTCGAAGACTGTCAGACTGAATTAAATGAAATTAGGAATAAGAAAGATGACTGAGGAAGAAAGAAAGATGGCCGAAGAAAAAAACAGAAAGATAGCTGAGGCTTTTGCTTTGGGTGGTAGAACTGACGGCGTATCGGACTTTTTAGCATATCAATGCAGGCAGATATTAAAAGGCTATATTGGCTGGAATCTTGTTGAGGGCATGAACGAGGATGATATATTTACTTATCATGTGGAAGGTAAGCCGCTAGTTGATATAACCGTACACCGGGAAGCCTTTGAAGAGTTTACCATAATGAAGACGGGACACAGAGTGATTTCTGCTGAGGAGAAGAAAGATGATGTATCAGAAGTTTAAGCGGTTACAAATTGTCAGCAGTTGGGCGTGGGACTGGGCAAAGTTATTAACTGTATTCACAGGACTTGGAATTGCAGCTTTATTTGTTGGGTTCCTTGTAGTTCTTGGGATCACACTCCGTATAGTGAAAGAAATTGCAAAGATAGGGGTAATGATTGCTGTGATAGCTATGATTATTGGAATGGGGTGGTACCTGTTTCTTCCGGAGCATGCGAAGTATAGAATTGAAAAGATTGGAGTAGTTAAGTGTCTTAAGACCAGGTGCTATGAAACACCGCATGTTCAGGTTAAAAGATGAGTTTAGATCAGGCTTTACTTTCAAAAGAAACAATTGCCTGGTTGTCGTCAACTATTGGCCAGAAGGGTGGCTGTGCGATATTTGCCAAGTACTATTTTATTCTGCATCTTGTAGGTTATGCCTTTGGGGTTTTTGTAGTCTTAATAATAGCTTTTGTGGTGTATGGGATTGTTTCTTATGGTGTCACACAAGAAGACAGAGCTGCATCATTAAAGTCTGAGGCTGAAATAGAAAGGTACAAATTGTGGGCGAAAGACGATGAACCGCCGCAGCCTTGAAAAGATAGTGGGCGAGCTCAGGCTCAAGGCTGTAGCCAAGTCACGCAAGCAGTATTTCTTTATCGATGAAGTGCCAGCAGACAAACACTTTAATGACGAAGACATAGTATTTCTCCTAAAGATAAGCAATGAGAAACTTTAACTACAATTGCTATTACATATTCTTCACCAGCGGTCACGGCTGGAAGCGACATTTACTAAAGTATGGTTTCTCCCATCTCTTTTTAGTAACAGGAGATGAACATAACTTCATCGAGATCGACCCAGGAACCGCCCTCCTGAACATTACTATCCTCCCCTTGCTCAATACTGATGATCCCATGCAGAGATACATGCGAGTCTTCGACCATCTAAAGAAACCATATAGAATTCTGAGGGTAGAATTAGATGATAAAAGAAGCAAAAAGCACAAATATTATATACCGTCGTGTGTGAACTTGGTGCTTTATTGTATGGCACTCAAGGTTTGGTGTATCACCCCTTTCGGCCTCTATCGAAAGCTACTGAATCTAGACGCAAGAGGAAGAGCTAAGCATGGAATCAAAGCAGTAAAGATAATTAAGTGAGCGTAGGCGGACTAGGTACTTCTTCAACTTCTTCTGACGAAGATGATTGCTCGACGATACCAGCGAGCGGTGGCTTGCCACTATCACAATAATACGAAGGTGACGAAGTGCGCATGTGGTCGCTACCTGGGGGTGTTATTAATTTATCCTTTGGCGATTGTATTGCTGCCGCAAATATCGCAAACATTCCAAACAATATCGCACCAACGAGATTGCCAACAGACATCAGGGCAAATACTGCTACTGCCAGTATAGATGTTGCTATAAATAGTAAGGATTTTGCAATTAGCGAAAGCCAAAAGTTCAGCGCTCTGTTCAATTTATTCGTCTCCGTCCGTATTAAAATAAAGAATTATTATAAACATGAGGATCAATAAAAAGGCAATCATAAATGTTTCCAATTTTTCCCTGTTTTAATCATACTAATAGTGGATGGGTCTACGCAATATCGTTCAGCAAGTGTTTTTTGCTTTTCATTGGATGCTAGTATCTTAAGTACTTGTTCTTTGGTTAGCTTAGCGCGCCCATGTTTTTCACCTTTATTTTCTCCCCCTTTGCAGCGCCCTTTGTTGACCCTATCTCTTATATTGTCAGTCTGTGTCCCAAGAAATAGATGTTTGGGGTTGCAGCACTTACGTACATCGCACCAATGAAGCACGAAGATACTCTCAGGAATATCACCAATAAAGGCTTGATACGACATGCGGTGAGTTAAATGCTGTTTACCTTCCCACCAAATCTGACCATAGCCATTCTTATTGCAATACCCCTGCCACAGCCAACACCCGTCTGGATCAGGATCTTTTTCCACATTTAATAGTATTTTGCTTTTCAGCGCATCATTAGACATAATTGAACCTCACTTTAGTAGGGCTATTATACCACGTGTGGTTAGTAGTCCTATTTAATTAATTATTGCAAGGACGCAGATTATGGACGATTCAGCTCAAAAAGATGCCGAAGAAGCAAGGAAGGAGCAAGAGGCTCAGGAAAAGGCAAATCTTCAAGATGTAGAGCAAAAGCGCACGAAGGCTATGCGCTCTAGATTTACTGGTGGAATGCTTGCCGGCAGCTCTACTTCAAGTACTTTAGGCTAATCATGCCTGAGTCAAAATCAGTTGAGTGCGTAATTAAGCGCAGAGATCAAGCTAGGGATCGCGCCCTTTCGTGGTGGTCTTTATACGAAGATGCTTACAATGTGACCCAACCAGAGCGCTCTAGTTACAGACGTGACTGGGAAGGAAATGTTAGGGGTGAGGATATCTTTGATTCTGTTGGAGTATCTGCAACTGTTGCATTTACTGCAAAACTTCAATCGTCATTAACTCCTTCATATCAAAACTGGCAAAAACTTACTGCTGGTATGCTTGTTCCCGAAGAAGAGCGTGACGGTATAAACGAAGAACTCGAAGAAATTACAGAGATATTCTTTAAGTACTTAAACGGATCAAACTTTGCATCGGCTAGTGGTGAGGCTTATTTTGATTTAGCTGTAGGGACTGCTGCTTTATATGTTACATATGATGATGATCATCCTTTAATATTCCGATCGTATCCCATATCGAAGATGTACTTTGAAGAGGATAGCTATGGAATACTTAGTACTGTCTTTCATGACTATGAGCAAATACCAGTACGAGACATAGAAGTTTTGTGGCCTACGGGTAAGATGAGCGGCGAGCTAAAGCGTTCTTATGGAAACGATCCCAATGTTAAGGCAAATCTGCTTGAGGCTTCAATATTTTATCCAAAAGAAAAAGTAAATAAGTACAGATATATCGTCATCGAAGAAGCTACTAAGCATGTAGTTCTTGATAGCTGGTCGCCATCTAGTCCGTGGATAGCATTTAGATGGATGAAACGTCCTGGTCAGACGCTTGGAGTGGGTCCTGCAATATTTGCACGAGCCACACTCAAGACGATTAATGCTATGGCTGCAGATGAATTACGATCGGCTGCATTTAAAGCTGGACCTATGTGGCTTGCGTTCAGTGATAACGTCTTTAATGCAAATAAGTTCGACCCTGAGCCTGGAAAGGTTATAGAAGTTGGTGGCCTGCCCGGAGGTGCGCCCCCGCTTCAGCAATTACCAACAGCATCAGATGCTCAATTTACACAGCTTGTGCTGAGTGATTTAAGAGAACAAGTATTAAAGATAATGTACGCCGATATATTGCGTCCTGTTGATGCTCCTCCGCAGACTGCAACTGAAACTATATATAAAAAACAAGTATTACTTGAGCAAATAGGGCCTGCTATTGGCCGTCTTCAAGTTGAATTCCTACCAAGACTTTCAAGGAGAATAGTTTATGTCTTACAAAAGCAGGGATTGTTCGGCCGTTTACTTCCCAAAAATTTTGCAATCGATGGGAAAATTGTGGACTTACAATATACTTCTCCTCTCTCTCAGGCTCAAAGCAATACAGAACTCGAAAGCTACCAACAATTCCTTGAGTTGATGAATGGTACTGGCGGTCCAGAGTTCACGCAGAACAGTATTCACATTGATAAATTACCATCATGGATTGCTGAAAAGACCGGAACTCCTCTTAGCATCGTAAAAACAGATGCCGAAGTTCAAGCAGATCATCAGAAGGCAGCAGAGGCGGCACAAGGTGCTCTACAAGCTCAGCAAGCTCCTGGTATATCTGGCGTTCCGCTCCCTGGCGAACAGCAGCAACAGCAGCAGCAACAGCAGCAGTAACGCACTAAAACATAGTAATTATTAATTCTTTTGGATAATATAAGTCTTATGATTATAAGTATTGAACAAAGTGATCTATTATGGGCTACATATCAAACGCAGCCTGGCAAGAAATTTTTCGATTCACTTTATGCTCAAGCTCTTAAAGATCGGCTTTGGAACCCAAACGCACACATTAACGAACATGCAATTTACTATTTCGAAGGCAGACGATCAATTCTACTGGACTTTATGCAGATGATTGAGCAAGAAAAAGGTAATGACAAAGTTGGAGAATTAAAATCATGAAAAAAATAATCATATTTGATTTCAATGAAGATGGTGACAGAGAAGATTACCTCGAGATTGAAAAAAACAGAGATGCCGGCTGGCTTCTTAACGAAATTCTAAACATGATGCGTCAGTATCATAAGCACGGTCTTTATACCAACCTTCTTGAAGAGGATGAGTTTGACGAGCTAAATAAGAAGGAGCAAAAATTAGTATCAGAAGTTGTCGACGGCTTGTGTTGGAAAATTCTTGATATGACAAACGAATCCAATTGGACTAATTAAAGGAGATTAAAATTGGCTTACGAAGAGATTAGAAACGAATTCTTAGATAAAATTAAAAAACTTATAGCGGGCTGCGGCTATGAAAGATACCAAAAGTTTGGTGCTGATGTAATCAAGCCTGAGGACTTTGGTAATCCACTGGCTGCTGAAAAGCTTGGCTTGAAAGATGTTCCGCTTGATATACGTATAGCTTATAAAATAGTTATCAAAGATATCGAAAAATTAAAAGGAACTATGGGCAAAGAAGCTAATTATCTTATTGGTATTAATAAAATGCTTTTAGAGCGCAAGTTATTCCTAGAAGAAGAATGCGGCGATTATGATGAGGAAATAATGTTCGATGCTACTCCTCAGGTAGTAAGGCTTACAAAGATATACCAAGAGCTATATAGAATATTTGTCTTTTTGGTTGAGCCTCGCGGACTGCTTGAGCAACTCAATATCAGCAGAAAGACTCTTAATAAGGCAGATGCAAAAAGACGCAGACATTTCAAGCCACAAGAATTATTTAAACTTGAATATAATATAGGGAGTTAAATATGCTCGAAGATGCAGGAAGCCCCGTAGAAGCTGGAGCAGATAACAATGTTTCACGTGAAACATCCAGCCCAGAAACTCAATCTATTCCAGGCATGCCTGAGGATAGCGGGCCTATAGCCGCCATAGACTTGGCTCATCCGACAGAACTTTCTTTAGCTATGGTCGAAAAAGATCGAGCAGCTGCAGCTGCAACTCCAGAGGGTACCGCTGCTGCTGAAGTAGAGAAAATGTACGCTGGTAAATATGCATCTGTTGAAGACCTCGAAAATGGTTATATCAGTCTTCAAAAAATGGCTGGTTCATTTTCTGGTGCTCCGGAATCTTACAACTTGGAAGGTGTAAATGTTGAAGGTGCCAGCCTTCATTTTATTGATGATGACCCAAGAATGGTTAAGTTTAAAGAAATTGCCAAAGCAAAAAATATGCCGCAAAAAACCTTTGATGAACTCCTCAGTTTTTATAGAGATTCAGAAATTGATCGTATAGCTCCCGGATCAAAAGCATTCAAGGCTATGGGTGAAGCTGGAACTAAGATGGTTGAAAACATTAAGAACTTTGCAAACATGCACATGGATGAGACAAACGCTGAAATAATCAAAAGCATAGTGGATGACAAACTTGTAGATAAAAGAGTTGTCATGATGTTTGAGGCATTTAGACAAGCTTCTGAGCCAGTAGAAGGACCTGCGGAACACAGTATGCAGCCAGTTAGAAGTGCTGTTGATACAGTCCAGCGACTCCAACAAGAAATTGTCGATAACTATGAAAAATATACTAATGATGTCGGTTATAGAAAAGCCCTCTTTGAGAGACTTGGACAAGCACAGGCAGCAGTAGAGAGGGGATAGCATGGGCGGATTCACATATGAAAAGTATTTAAAGCTGAATAAGTTGTTCAGTGATATTGGTGAGACTGAACTTTCATTTACCAAAGAAACTATTAAGGAATATCTAGATACACTCGAAGAGGGTGAGGGAAAAGACAGTACCCTTATTGATTTCCTGAAAAAAGAAGTAGCCAAAGAATAAGCTACTTGTCAAATGTATTATTTATAAGCACAATTTAACCGCTGTAAACTAGTTGGTTATGTTTAGGCATAGCTGACTGGCTTTTACGCAAGCGGAGACCTCAGAAATTTTATTTCTCTGCCCGCGCAAAATAGTTATTTTTGTGCGGCGCCTTTTCCGGAAGATACCTCCTCACAAAGAAACAAAAGGATTATTTGTTTTTTAATAATTGACTAAAAGGAGAAAATTATGTCAATTAATCTTCCAAACCTTGCGGTAATTGAATTTGACGCAATGGTTAAGGCTGTTTATCAGTCAGAAGGCTTCCTTCTCAGAAACACTTGTTATACAAAATCCAACGTCGTTGGATCACAGGTTAGATTTCAGAAAGTGAGCAAAGGCATGGCTAGCCTTCATGTTCCACAGAATAAAATCCCATTGATGGACATCGACTACACTCCCGTTACTGCAACTATGCAGGACTGGGATGCTGCTGATATGTCTGACATCTTTAAGCAAAGGGAAGTTAACTTTGAGGAACGTCAACAGTTAGCAAAAATGGGCGCAATGGCTATCGGACGTAGATGTGATCAGATCATAATTGATGCGGTTGCAGCTTCTGGTACTGGTAATATTGTTGCAGCCGGTGGTACTGGTTTTGACTATGCCAAATTCTTATCTATGAACAAAATCTTCTCTGACCTTGGTGTAACAAGAGCGGAAGACAGATTTGTAATCTTAACTGCCGAGGGTGAAGAGGATATCTTAAATGATGACAAATTCATCAACTCACGATACACGAACAATATGTTGTTGGGTGACGGTCGTTTAGATGGAAGAAAGGTCATGGGCTATAACTGGATAGTTATCCCATCCAATGCTGAGGGCGGCCTAACAGCTGGTAAAGCATATGCATGGGCTAAAAACGCCATGGGCTTTGCGGTTGGAATGGATATCAGGGCTGATATGCAATATCTAGCTGATTATGCTTCCTGGTTCGTAAACACAATGTTCAAGGGTACTGCTGTCGCTATCGACAACACCGGTATCGTTGAAGTTAGCTATACATAATAAGGAGATAAATTATGTCTTATAACTCAGACGGATGGAACCTAGTATCTGCTGGGCGAAATAACCTTTCGCACAGGATATTCACGTATAAAGATGACGATGATGCAATAGCAACAGTTTTAGCTAGTGGTTATTTTAATGATCACATATTAGATTTAACTAATGGCGTTGGAACTCTTTCAATAGGGGACATTATCTTCATAAAGGCATCTGACGATCAGTCTATTGTCATGGTAACTGCTATAACTACAAATGTTACAGTTGCTGACTTCATTGATAGTTCTTCTATCTCTGACGGTCAATTAACTGCTGCAAAAATTGCCTTAGCAGAAGGTAGCATAATGATCGGAAATGCTTCCGGGTTTGGTAGTGCATTAGATTTAAGTGCTGGTGGAAACATTGCTATCGGTAATGATACTACTGCTGTTGCGCTCGACATGAGCGGAGCCGGTAATATTATGGTCGGTGACGGTACAACTGCTGCTGCATTAGATTTAAGTGCTGGTGGAAACATTGTTATTGGTAACGACACAACTGCCGTTGTTCTTGATATGTCCGGTGCTGGTAACATCATGGTTGGAGATGGCACAACTGCTGCTGCTCTTGACCTATCTGCTGGCGGTAGCCTCTTAGTGGGTAATGCTACAACTGCGGCTTTAGTTGATCTATCTGCTGGCGGTAATGTGCTTGTTGGTAATGATACAACTGCTGTTGTACTCGACGCCTCTGACGATACTAAAATCATGGTTGGTAATGGAACTACTATTACTTCCGTAGCTATGTCTAACGATGTGACAATGGATAACGCTGGGGCAGTGACTATTGCTGGCGGCGCCGTTGAACCTGCGATGGCAGCTATTACCGAAGGTAATGTCTTAGTTGGTAATGGTTCTAATGTTGGCGTATTACTAGATGCTTCAACTACTACCCAGATTATGGTTGGTAACGGAACTACTATCACATCAGTTGCTATGAGCAATGATGTTGCTATGGACAATGCTGGCGCAGTGACTATTCAAGCTAGTGCAGTTGAAAAGTCAATGCTAGCTGCAACTGTGCGTCCATCGCACATGATTGTATATGCTGCTGAGCAAACTACTGCAGGTAGTTCAGCTACTGAGGCATTTACTATTAGCGGAGTTTTAGCTACTGATCTTGCCTTTGTAACGTTGGTTGATGATGGAACTGGTAATGTTTCGATATTATCTGTCGCTACAACAACTGATACTTTGACCGTAATATTCTCTGCTGATCCACAGAATGATACGATCTTTACCTATCAGATAGTTAGAGCAACAACTTAGTAAAAAAATATAGCCCTTAGGTTATATTGAGATTTGGCCGCTTTAAAACCTCCTTGTTTTGGGGCGGCTGATTCTACCGAAAGGACGCGGATAGTACCGACAGGGATGTCTTTTTTTAATGTTTAAAAGAGGATTTTTTATGACTGATTCAAAAGATCGTATTATAGAACTTCAACAAAAATACGAAGAAGCACAGAGTAATGTTCATCGCATAGAAGGTGCGATATTTGAAGCTCGCAGAGTTGCGAACGAAGAGCTAAGGAACAAAGTTAAAGCTGAAAAAGATGCAGCTAAAAAGCCAAGTACGGCTAAATAACAAAATTAAGGAGGCCAAGGATGGCCATTATTCCTGTATATTCGAAAATAAAAATTATCTCTCTGGCCTTAATTCACAATGGCAAGGGTCCGATCAATAGCCTTTCCGAAGGTGGTGACTACGCCGAAGCTGCTGGCGACCTCTATGATCTTCTATATTCATCTGAAATAGCGCGCGGTAATTGGCGTTTTTCAGTAAAGACACATGAATTAGCTTTGCTAACCGGTGTGACGCCGCAGGTTGACTACTGGCGATATGTCTATCTGCTTCCAGCTGATTATTTAAAGTTAGAGCGTTTAGACCCAGCCCTTGATTATATGATCTATCAGAGCAAGCAACTCTATAGTAATTACAATGGTGCTCTGGTTTTGGAATATCATTCGCTACCAGACGAATCCAGCTTGCCGCCTCATTTTGCAAAATATCTTTCCTATAGGTTGGCAGCATCATTGGCTTATGCAATATCTCGTGACAAGAATCTTGCAAAAATAAATACCGAAGAAGCCGACAAGGCATACGCTATCAGCCAAAACATTGATGGCTATTCTGTCCCATACAGGCGAGTTAGAAACATTAAATACATCTACGCTCGCGGGACTGGAGTTGTATATTAATGTTTAAGATGCAAAGTTCATTCACTCAGGGTGAGCTACATCCTTTGATGCTTGCGCGCGCTGATTTTGATGGTTATTTTAAGGGTGCGCAATATCTTAGAAATCTTCTGGTCATACCGCAAGGTGGAGCTACAAGACGTTTTGGAACTAGATACGTTGCATCAATTGCAGCACCTGCATCTGATGAGCAATTAAAAACATATATATTTGATCATTCAGATGGCAATCGATATCGCATGGTCTTTAGGGCATTGCAGATATTAATCTATCATAACGAAGCTTTAGTTCAGACTTTAATCAGTCCATATGCTGCAGCGCAGATACAGGAACTTCAATATACTCAGTCAACAGATGCTTTATTAATTGCACAGAAAGCTCATACACCGCGTTCTTTAACGCGCGTTACTGCATTGCATGACAGCTGGGCTATAAACGGAGCTGCGTTTAAGCGGGAGCCAACATATGATTTCAATAGAGATATCGGTTTTAATACTGGTACTACTTTTGCATATATGAAGGCAAATGGCGTCAATGTTATGCAGGTTGGGGACAATCTGTCTGGTGTTGCCTGTCAATTGCAATCTAATACCGGCATATTTACTGCAGATATGGTTGGCGGTCTTTGCGTTATGTTTGGCGGGGTGATTGCTTTTACAAGTCTTGTCAGCGCAACCGCGATGGCTGGTTATGTCAAGGAAGTTCTTGATGTAACTAGTTCCAATACTTATTCATTTTGGCCGAATCAATTTTATGGTGATGATGTAGTTCTTACAGAGCCTTGCTTTAGCATTTTAAGAGGCTGGCCGACAAGAGTCAGTTCTTTTCAAAATAGGATTATATTTGGAAATACAGAAAGTATTCACGATGCTGTATTTAATGGTGCATTTAATGGCTTTTATAATAATGAATTAGACTTTGATGATGGTTCAGATGATGCAACTGCTGCATTTACCATTCAGGTTGGCGATGGTAATGCGTCAGAAGTGCGAGCAATTTATGGCGGCTCTTCATTATTTGTCTTCACAAGGACAGCCGTATATACAACAAATGTATATAACGATAATGGTTATTCATTTGAAAATGCTGCTTTAGTTCCTCAAGCTAAAATCGGCATTATGGAGTGGGCGGAACCACAAGAACTCGATGGCAAAGTTATCTTTGCAGAAGCTGGTGGTAGAGTAATAAACGGCCTTACGTATTCAAATGATAGCCAGGGTTTTGGCGCATCTAATCTAAGCCTTTTGGCTAGCCATTTAATCAGAACTCCCAGAAGATTAGCTACTTATAAAAATCCAGCTGTAGTTGATGGTAAGTTTTTATTCTGTATAAATGATGATGATGGAACTTTGGCAACGCTCCAGGTAATAGAGGAACAAAAAATACTTGCCTGGACTCTGTCAGAAACTAACGGTGAATTTTTAGAAGTAGCTACAAGTGATGGTGATGGTCATTTTATTGTTAAGCGCAATATTGATGGTAATGATGTTTATTATTTAGAAACGATCGACTTTAGTCTTGTCACAGATTGTGCGGTTACAGGGACAAACTCACCGGCCAGTGCGACTATAACTGGGCTTAGTCACTTAGAAGGCGAAGAAGTTAAAATCCTATCTGGATATAGAGTTGTTGATACTCTTACTGTATCTGGCGGTGAAGTAACATTAGACGAAGCAATCGAAGATTACCAAGTTGGGTTAAACTTTGAGACTAGGCTCGATCCAATGCCTATGGTTATATCTGGCGGTAAAGATTCAGAGCAGATGGATATTTACGGGACTAAGCACATAAATACTGTATATGTAGATTTTTATGAATCACTTGGTATAAAGCTAAATGGCGTAACAGTGCCATATAGACAGTTTGGAGATGCTGGCTCTTTATCTGATCCAGTGCCGCAAAGCGGAGTTGTCCCAATGACATTAATGGGCGGCTGGAATCCAAGACAGGCGGTATCTATAACACAAGACGAGCCATATCCTATGACAATAAGAGCTATAGGATATAGCGTTGATGCAGATTTAGAGGAGCAATAATTATGGACAAAGGTGCTGGAGGTCAGGGCGGAGTGCTGGGTACGGCGGCAGAAATAGGACTGGCTTCGTCAACTGGCGGAATGAGTTTGGGCACTATGGGAGCTATAGGTGCCGGTCTATCTCTTGCTACAAAAGTAGCCGGAGGCGAGGCGCAGAAGAACCAGATCAATACACAAATGGAAGAAGAAAAAGCAGCAAATGCAGCCCGCGGTGCTGATAGAAGTAAGCAGTTGAATGATGTTATATCAAGGCAATTGGTATCTAGTGCTGCAAAGGGTCTCGGTTCCGGAGGGGGGTCAACATTCAGGCAGGTTTCGCAATCATCGTTTGATTCCTTTCATGAAGATCAGGCAAGAGATAATCTCAATCTTTCGTTTACTGAATCTGCTCTAAAGAGCAAGATTACAGCCGTAAATGTTGGCACATTGGGGTCATTCTTTGGTGCTGGGGGGAAGATAGCTGGAGGCTTTTTTGCAGATGAGTCCGGACTGCCTGGTGACGTAGATAAGTTTGAGTCGTGATAAACTATGGCCATGAACAAAACTAAACTACAAAGAAAAATCATAGATAACGCCGAGATCAATGAAGTTACTAAGTGCTGGAATTGGCAAAATGGTCTTGATGGCGGTGGCTACGGACAAATCTGGTGGAATAACAAACAGAATTTAGTTCACAGAATGTCGTATCAGGCTTTCGTTGGAAAAATTCCCGAGGGTCTGCTTGTGCTCCATGAGTGTCACAACAGACTATGTGTAAACCCGCTGCATTTACATCTGGGAACAAACGCTGATAACAGCAGAGAAATGGTAGAAGCAGGACGCTGCCAAGATCAAAGAGGCGAAAAAGGCCCGGGAGCCAAGCTAACAGAAGAGCAAGTGCTGGAGATATTGGCATCAGATGAGCTTCATAGAATAGTTGCTGAGCGATATGGCGTAAGGCATCAAACCATTAGTGACATTAAGAGAGGGAAATCGTGGGGACACCTAAAGGAGGTTTCTGATGCCTGAAGGATTAAAGTACCAATCATCTATTAACATTACACCGGTTGGCGCACCTGACGTTCAAAGCGGTTATGAAAAAGCTGCAGCTGGAATGCAAGAGTTTACTTCTGCTGTGGAAAAAGGCTTTCGGGATTCAGAGAAGCAGAGATTAAATGCTCATGCTGAGGATCAAATCTTGCAGGTACGCAAGGGTATATATGCGGCGACTGATCATGTTTTAAAACCACAAAATTTTGGTTCGGGAGCACTTGAACAGTATGATAAAAGTACAGAAGCGGTAATTAATGGAACGCTTCAAAACATTGATCCTAGAATCAGAGCAAAAGTTAAAAACAATGCTGAATACTATGCATTCAAGCAAAGAACTACTGTTGCATCTGCTGTAAGAAAGTTAGATGAGAAAAAACTTAGATTTCATTATGAACAGTCAATGGATGCTTTTTCACTTGATGGAGCTAATTCAGCATATAAGGCTGGAATGAATGATGATGATGACAGTCAGATCGCACGAGATAATGCAGCTAAGTTTAAGGCAAGAGCTTATTCGGCAACACAAGCTGCTTTAAATCACGGGATAATTACCGGTCAATATGCAGCCCAAAAAGATAAAGACTTTGGTGAGACACTGCAGAGTGAAACTTATATGGGCGGTATGCGTGATGCTCTAGTTAGTGGCAAGCCGCAGGACTATATAGATAAGTACAATCAAGCTAAGCATGCAGATATGTCGCCATCACAGCGTACGACAATCGCTCTTAATTTGGAAAAGCAGCGCAGCCAGTATGAGCAAGCCAATCACATAACTCTTTCTGGCGTTCAGTCCGACTTTCAAGATCAACTTATCAGAAATCAGCATGGTGATTCTTCTGGTAATGCTGCAGTTGTTGCCAAAGCGCAGCAGTGGTTTCCTAATGATGCTGAAGCTATAGAAAAAGAACTGGGTGTTGCCAAGGTTTATGGCGGCGTGTCGGATGCAAGTAAATACATGAATCCTCTTGACTCTGCAAAGCTTGCTGCACAATATGGCCCTAGTGATAAATCACCAGACCTTGCCCTTCGAACGAAATATTATGAAGCTGCTCTTAAGATGATCGATCAAAACCAAAAGGACTTTGCTAAAGACCCTGCTGGATATGTTGCTGCAAATCAAAATGTCGCTGCTGCTGATAGAAATTTTAAGATGTATGGTTCGGGTGATCCTGCAGCGGCCAAGCTATCAGTGCAGAAGCAGATGGGAGCATCAGACGATCCAATTAAGGGTCAGGCTCCTTTGGCCTTGGTTCCGCAAGCTGTTGGAAGCGCTCTTGTTGGTCAGGCTCATGGTCAAGACCCAGCGGATCAGCTAGCTACAATGAATGCTGTCATGCAGGAATACGATCCATCTGGCAAGCACCAGAATATAGTATTATCCGATTTAAAAAGATATGGCCTGGAGTCCGCAACAAATGGTTCTTATGCTATGTCGACAAATCCATTGTCCAAGCAATATCTGCCAGCTCTGTTTGCCGCACAAAGGCAGGGCAAGCAAAAGATGATGGATTCAATTAAGGATGTTGGGGTACAAAGTACTGGCATCTGGGCTGATGTATTTGGATCGTCAACACGAGCAATTCAAGAATCTGATATTGATGACGGAATAAGGAAAAATCTACATCCCTACAATGATTCGCTTGGAGCACATAGCGGTGATATTACTGGTGCTATAAGTGACACATCTGACACTGCAAAACTCTTGGCAATGGAATTTATTCAAAAGGGCATGGATCCTAAGAAGGCATATAAGAAAGCAGCAGATGCAACAGTAAACAACTTCTATGATTATGGGACTATGAATGGCCGCACATACAGAATGCCGAAAGGCGTGAGCAATTATGATACTAGAAAGACTGGTAATTATATGATGGCTCAGGCCTTAATAAGTGATGTTACAGTCCCAGAGGGCTTCAAAGCTCAGTATAGAGATTTACCTGCAGATAGGCTAAAGGATTTATATAAGATTGATGTAATGAATTCTGGTTATGTGCGAACGACAAAAGACAATAGAGGGATAGAAATTGTCGATAGTAGCGGCATCCCTGTGCGAGGGCCTAATTTGGATAAGTACACAGCTTCATTTGAAGATATTTCAAATCCATTATCCAAGTTAAATAAGGGCATGCCTGCAAGACCTAAGACTGAAACTACCATGCTAAAGATGGGATCGCCATATCAAAGAAATTATTTCACCAAGATATTTACCACAGCTGAAGTTAAAGCCTTTGGAGAAAAAGAGTTAACAGGCGAATCTAGATTTAGGATAGATGATACTGGAGAGGTTGTACCAAGAAAGAGAGAGGGAGAAAGTGGCTAATTCTCAAGATAGATTTAATTATGGGCCTGCTCTGCCAGATAAGGTAGATCAAAAAACTGACGAGTTCGAAGGGCCGGCACAGGTTGCAACTGGGTCTGCCGCTGCAGAGGCCGCAGTTGATGCTGCAACAGGGATGTATACAGCAGTATATGATTACGCTAGATCAAAACTACCATCGAAGATGATGAGTGCCGATGAATTTAAAGACTCATCGTATAATTATCAAGGGGCAACTGTCGCTCCCAAATCAGAAGCCCAAGCATCTGTTGACTTCCAAAGACATACTTCAAAGACCATGCACAATGCCATTATGTCTGGGGCACCAGAAGGCCTAACAACAACTCTTAGCACTTTTGGTTCTTCCTACATGGGATTTATGTTGAATCCAGTAAATTTACTTGCCTTCACTGGTGCTGCAATGCTTGTTGGTAAGGGAACGTCAGCAGTTTTAAATGGCCTTGAAGAATCAAAGGTCGGATACAATGCATATAAAAAGGCGGCAATTGCAGCTAATGCTGTAGGCGGCGCTGCTATTGGTGTTGGTGGTCTTGCCCCAGATGTTGGCTCCAGATATTTAGCTGATAAAGCATTAGATCAAAATCCTGATGGCATAGCTGCTTTGGCAACTCTTGCGTGGGGCGCAGGAATTGGCGGGGCGATAGGCGGTGTTTTTGGTAGAAGAAACATTATGAAAGAAGATGCCTTTACCAACATGCGGGCTACAGCAGTTGAGCAGTTATCGAACGGTAAGACTGTTGAGGTCGGCCCTATTGTTCAGGATGGCTATAGAAGGGCTAGGGCTGCTGACATGCAAAAAGATAATGACCCCACCCTTGCTGCCGACCAAAAGCCAGTAACCCGAGAACAAAAGACAGAGATTCGCGATAAAAAAATAGAAGAATTAGAAAAGCAAAATGAAGGGCTAAAGAGCGACCACGAATTGGCCAAAGAATTTGAAAAAAAACAAAAGGGTAAGGTCAAAGATACTCCAGCTGAAATCGAAGCATGGGAGCGCGCACGTAATGACGTCTTCAAGGATATCCGCGACAAAGATATTTCCTCTATAAAGAAAAGGTGGAAGGCGGGAGAGCAGCTGACTGATCGTGAGGCGCATGAAATGAGCAAAGAAATCCACAGAATGCGTGAGTCGGGAGAGATGGAAGATGCCAATCATCATTCTGAGCTAAGACCATCGCAGCCAGATGACATCAAATATGAAAAGTTACGCAATAAAGAAACACCAGAAGCCAGAGAGAAGTACGAAGAGCTAAAAGCCCAGATGGAAAAAGAGCGTGTGGAAAAAGATATAAAAGATATTAAGGCGCGTTGGGAAAAGGGTAAGCATCTTTCAGATCGTGAGAAATATGAATTAGCGCGCAATAAGACTTCTGTTTTGGCCAAACAACTGGAGGCTAATAGTGATGCTATTGCCGAAATCAAAGCCGACCAAGAGATGGATAAAAACCCCGGCACTCCGGTGGACAAGAATGAACTGGATAATATTGCAAATAGAGTGAGCAGCCCCGAGGGTGATTTAACCCATGATCAGTCAGCATTAGATGATTTTAATCGCGAGATGGAAGACCTTCCGGATACTGCTGAAAAATCATCAGAGCTGCATCAAGACAGAGTTAATCGTTTAGAGAGAGATAACCTTTTGAACGAAGAACAAAAAGCTATATTAGAAGAAGCAGAGAAAGCAGATAAGAAGGGCAAGAGTAATGAGAAGTATTTAGAGAAGTTGCGTGATTGTTTATTGGGAGGCGAGTGATGGCAGAGAATTCAAGACGTGGCTATTGTATAAATCTTATAAGCGAAGCTGCTGGTGATTTATTATCAAAAGATGAAGCAAAGGCCTTGATGGACGAGCTCCAATCGAGAGCTGATACCTATGCTAAGAAAAAGCTTGCATCAATGAGTGATGCTTTAGAACAGTCAGCAAAAGACTTACTCTCAGAAAAGCAAAAGGCACGAGCTGAGGCAATGAGAGTTGCGCAAATACAGGTCGTAAGGGCTGTTAAGCTAGACGGAAGGATGGATAGTTTTCGCGATAAGGCAAAGGCCGTCATGTCGATAATGGATGGCACCCAGACAAATATAAAAAACGCTAAGTTCTCCGTTGGTGCTGTACAAAAATCAGAAACTCTAAAGCTGATGGGTAAGTTTAATTCATTGCTTTCTAAAGACAATCTGCATGAATTTTTCAAAGATGTCCATAATGAAACTGATATAGCAAAGGCTATGCTTGGACATGACGACGTTAGCCCACAGGCGAAACAATTGGCAGTGCACGTTAAGGATATTTATAACGATATAAGAAAGGGCTATTACGAAGCTGGTGGCTATGAAGTCCCAGAATTGGCCGACTATATTGCACACCAGTCACACGATCCTGTAAAGATGATGAGCCAGACTGGAAGTACGCGGGGTGATTTTGCAGAGTGGTGGAAAGCCCGAAAATCAACATCAAACTATTTCGACGCCAAAGACAAATTATATAACATGGCTAAAGAACGATGGCTTAAGAATGAAGTCCCGCTGATGGATATTGATAGAGCTTTTGGCGAGGGCATAAGCGAGGCAGAAGTAAATAAAATCTTAGGCAAGATGTATGATGATAAGGTGGCCGGGGATCATCATCGTGATGCTGAAACTGGCAAAACCCAACGCGGAGGCAGGCCAGGCTGGGTCAAGCAAAGAATCATACATTATAAGAGTGATGGTCACAGCTGGGTTCTGCATAATAAAAACTATGGTCAGGGAACAGTGCAGAATGCAATAGTAAATACTATGGAAACTGCTGGTAGAGATATAGGGACAATGAAAATACTTGGCCCCGAACCAGAAGAGATGTATCACAGGCTCGTTAAGAAGGCTAAGAAAGATCAGCCTAATGTATCAAAAGGGGGGCTTCATCATGCAGACCTTATATACAGAGAGGTTTCGGGTCAGACAAACATTCCTGTAAATCATGTCATGGCTAAATCAATGCAGGCCATTCGTGCGTATTTGGGAATGGCAAAGCTTGGCTTTGTCTTACCGACATCGTTCAATGATGTTGCCATAAGGGCATCGAAGATGGAGGAGTATGGCGTAGGGCCGCTTGAGGCTTATGCAGATGCCATAACAAATAACATGTCTGGCTTATCACCAAAAGAGAAAAAGATATTTTTAGATTCAACTGGCCTTACTGCCAATTCAATGATTGGTCATCCAATAAGATATATGTCTGCTGGTGATTCGCCGTCTGGAACTATATCTAAGGCGCAAAAAGTTTATTGGAAACTTACCGGTATGAATTGGCATGATCAGTTTCAAGAAAGCGGAGCATCTACGGGTTATTCACGACAGCTTGCCATGAGAAGTGGCGATAAACTGTCAAAGATGCCAACAACCATGCAGCGTAACTTAAAGCTTTACGGTATTGAAGATAAGGAGTGGGACTTAATCAGACACAAAGACAATGTCATGACTCCGTTTGCCAATAAGAAGATGATTGCTCCAGATGCTGCTAAGTATTTTACAGAAGATTCAATCAAGGATTATCTCGGTAATAAGGATGCATCTAAGTTTGAAGTAGAAGATGTAAGACGGGATATGGAAACTCGATTGAGAACGTTTTATATCAATGAAACTGGTGAGTCATTGATCAGGCCAACAGCTGCAGATAGGGCGTGGCTCATTCGGGGTACAAAACCGGGAACATTAGAGGGTGAATTTGCAAGATCGTTTGCGATGTTTAAGACGTTCTCTGTTGCTATGACTAGGCGTGTTGGCGGCAGGTTAATGATGGGCGCAGAAGAAGGACAGAAGATGTTTGATATGCGCGGTAAGGATGCGTGGGGTATGGCGAGGTTTATGGTTGGCGGGACAATACTTGGCTACATCGGTAATGCAGTTAAGGACCTTGGTAGGGGCTATACACCAGAGCGGCCGGATAGTGCTCAGGCATTTAGCAGAGCATTTAGTATTGGAGCGTTGGGAATATATGGTGAATTCCTCGTTGATCAATATAATAAATATGGTCAAAGCTTTACCGGCAAAGTAGCAGGCCCCGTTTTTGGAACGCTTGATGATGTTGTAAAGACTGCATATAAAATCGTTGCACAAGACAAACCGGGAATGGCAGCCCTGAATACTGCTGAAAAACTAACGCCTAATTTGTATGGATTTCATGTGGCTCTAGACTATGCGTTCTTGGACGATATGAAAGAAAGCATTAGCCCGGGATATAAGAGAAGATTGCAGCACAGATTAAGCGAGTCTGGACAGCAGCAACTGTTTGGATGATGTTATAATATAGTTAGGAACAATTACTAGGTTAAAAGGAGTTTAGCCATGAGCATTTCAATACCAGACGTAAGTCGCATAAGGCAATATACTGCCACATCGGGACAGACTCAATTTACAGTCCCTTTTACATTTTTGGAAGATACAGACGTCACAGCTTACCAAAGAGCGGCTGGAACAGCCGGCGATGATCCTACTGATATCTTAATTAATGGAGTTGACTTTACCTTAACTGGTGCTGGCGTTTCTGGTGGCGGCACTATGACGCTAACTGTTGGGGCTACAACTGGAGACTTTATTACTGTCCTTGGTGATGATCCTATAGAGCGTACATCATACTATACAACCAATCCTACGATTGATGCCTTCAATGAAGACTTTGAAAAGCAGACAATATTTAATCTTCTGAATGAAACTCTGCGCGGGGAGCGCATGCTTTCCTATCAGAATTCAGAAACTGTTGCCGACAAAGACAGAGGACTGCCAATATTAGACCCAAATAATTGTTGGCGCATGAATGATGGCGGAACTGCTTTAGTACAATATGAGCTTGTTGACACATCAACAGCGGCACCGCGTAGATCAACCTATATAACGCAGACATTAGATTCTGCTCTAACTAATTCCCAGGCTTTGGGTGATCTTGCAAGCGGGATATTAAAAAGCGCAACTGGAACAGGGATTGTCAGCATAGCAGCAGCAGGGACTGATTACTTAACTGACATTGTCCAGGATACGACCCCTCAACTTGGCGGAAATCTTGATCTTAATAGTAAAAATGTAACAGGCACCGGCGCATGGCAGGGAACCATTGTAACGCAAAGCTATGGCGGAACTGGTATAGATTCGTCCGGCGCAACGGACGGTCAGCTTTTGGTTGGCGGGACATCATCTAATGATTTCCAGCTGGCTGAATTGACTGCAACAGCCGATCAAACCACGGTAACCAATGGGACAAATACTATTACCGTTGGAGTAGTGCAAGATATTGCTGCTGCAAGTTCACCGACGTTTACGGGATTAACCTTGTCCGGCTTAGCTGTGGATGAAATGGTTAAAACTGTATCTGGTGTGCTTAGTGCAGCAACTGCTGGGTCTGATTATTTGACTGACGTTGTCCAAGATACAACTCCACAATTGGGTGGGAATTTAGATTTAAACAGCAGTGATATAACAGGTACCGGTGAGTGGCAGGGAACTATTGTAGCTCAAAACTATGGTGGAACAGGGATAGATTCGTCTGCTGTAACAAATGGACAAGTATTAGTAGGCGGGACTACATTAAATGATTTTCAATTATCTACGCTAACTGGAACTGCAAATCAACTCAATGTAACTAATGGAGTTAACAGTATTACATTCTCCACTCCGCAGGACATAGCTGCTGCGAGTAGTCCTACATTCACAGGATTAACTCTGAGCGGTCTTGTTACAGACGGAGTAGTCAAAACTGCATCTGGTATTTTAGGTTCCGAAGCTCAATTGATACTGGACGATGGTGGAACTGGTATTGATGCATCTGCAGTAACTGATGGTCAGTTATATGTTGGCGGGACAGCTAGTAACGACATGCAACTTGCTGCATTAACTGGCACTGCCAATCAGATAGCAGTAACTAATGGAACTAATAGCGTTACCTTAGCTACGCCGCAAGACATAGCAGCTGCGAGTAGTCCAACATTTACCGGGATGACGCTAAGTGGTCTTGCAGTTGATGGGTTTGTTACAACAACATCCGGAGTTCTTGGCTCTATTGCTGGCAGCCTGGACGCATCTGACATCACCATTGATAATCTTGCTGGCGCAACATATACCGATGTCCAAGATGTCATAGATTTTTTTGGATCAGCTGGATATATCGAGGGCGGAGCCATTACAGATAATGTTGATGGAACTGTTGATATTGATGCTGGTGAAGGATTTGTCAGGACGACAGATTCAGCTACAGGAAGGCTCATAACGTTTGAATGGCCGGCAACTCCGGGTCTTACCATGACCGATGGTGCTGAGACCTATATTTATGTTGATTATAATGCTGGCACTCCGCAAGTTGTTCTTACTGGCTCTAGCTCTAATCTCGATTACAACACTGAATTCGAATTATATGAGGTTGTCCGCGAAGGAACGGTATTACATATAGCAGATCACCAGCAGAAGATGATAAATATTCCTGGAATGCTCCAGCAATATTTATATTCCAAAAACAAAATCGAGCGTGCAGATGCCGAAGGTGGATTAATCTTAGGCAGTTCTCTTGACACAAACAGATGGGTTTTGATGTCGGCTGGTAGGGCTTGGATAAAGCTAGACCCACTCGTCATGACTTCAAAAGATACAGACCCTGGCGGCGGCGGGGATACTTTTGATAGTTATTTGCGTGACGGTGGCGTCGGCTGGAATAAGTCTACCGGCGGTACCAGGTGGAGCAATCTCTATTTTGATAACGACACTGGCGGCACTACTACCCTGACGCCTAATAGATACGCTAGCCAGTATTTTTATATTGATGCAGATGATGAGCTGGTTCATCTATATGGTCAGGCGCAGCATGTTACTTTAGCTGGAGCATTGGACGAAGCACCGCCCGCAAGTGTTCCGCCGCGCCTTGAATCTCATTCTTTATTGATCGGACGTATTGTTTTCCAAAGGGATGATACAGTACCTCTGCAGATAGATAGCGCTTTTGATACCGCCTTTGCTGCGTCGAACGTTACAGATCATGTGAACCTAGCAGGTCTTACAACTACTGATGCGGGTCATACGCAATTCGCACTGCTTACAGGGCGTGCTGGTGGTCAGACTCTAATCGGTGGGACAGGTGCTAATGATGATATGACGCTTGAGACAACCAGTCACGGCACCAAAGGTGACTACATCTTTACTGAGCTAACAACTAACGGTGTTGCCAAGATTGATGGTTCTGGACTTCTTACTGTTAGTGCTCAGCTAGAGCTTGCAGATGGTGGGACAGAGATTGATGCTAGTGGCGCAACCGATGGACAGTTGCTTGTTGGTGGTACGGCGAGTAATGACTTGCAGCTTGCAACCCTAACAGCTGGAGCTGGAATCGGCATTGTAAATGGAACCAATGCAGTAACTATATCTGCAACTGGCGGTGGAGAGGGTTGGGTATTTTTAAATTCTCAGACTGCAAGCAACAGCGCATCTATTGTATTTGATAATACATATATAACCGATACCTATGACGCTTATAAGCTACTAATATTCTATACCCAGCAAACTACTGATAATGCTGGCGTGCATTTGGGTCTGCAGACCAGCACTGATAATGCTTCTTCCTGGTCAACCGGAGGGGCAGACTATGATAAATATACATGGAAAGTTCCGGGTGACTCGGGGGGAACAGCTGCCTATGTTGATCTGTTCTTTGATGTAGGCGGCGGCGGTGGATTAGATTTACTTTCCGGTGAGATTATTATTATTCGGCCAACAAATGCCTCTTATCGAACTAGAGTGCAGGGGCAGATCATGGGTACTATAAAAACAGGCGGCGGGGCTATAGTTCATTCTTTTGCCGAACGCGCTAATGCCGAAGACAATGATGCTATTAGAATTATAATGAGTGCAAATAATATTGATGAAGGACAATTTGTACTCTATGGATTGACAACTAGCTAATGAAAAACATATCCAAAAAAGAAGCTACAAAGCTAATCATGGAGCATGAGGGCTTGCGTATTATGCCCTATAAATGTACAGCTGGTAAGCTTACTATTGGATATGGCAGGAACATAGAGGAATGCGGAATCAACAAGAGAGAAGCATTGATGTTATTAAGCAATGATATTGATAGATTCTCTTCGGAGTTAAATAGAAACGTCAAAGACTTCCAGATTCTTTCTGCTCCAATGCAGACTGTATTGCTCGACATGGTCTTTGCTCTTGGTATAACTAAGTTGCTGCGGTTCAAGAAGATGCTTGCAGCAATTGATGAAAATAATATTACAAAGACTATACGTGAAATGCTAGACTCCAGGTTCGCTAGAACTCATCCGCGAAGGATGAGAGACCTTGTAGACAAGCTCAAAGACTCAGTAAGCTTAAAAGACTAATTGATATGTTTAAATTGGACGAAAACGACAGGGAAATATTATTAAAGGAAGACATGAATATAGTATTAAATTTTATTAAAAAGCACGTAGTTTTACTAGTGGTACTTATTGGTCTTGGCCCGCTTCACTTTATCAATGCCGGACATATCAATGAGCTAAGGTTGTCATACAATCTTGAAGACAAGAGAATTGATGAAATCCAAAAGGGGACTAATGACTTCATTGATCATATTCAATTAATACTTTCTGATATATCCAAAGATAATGCACATCGTCTAGCCTGAGGTATAAGCGTAAGGATTGATAGGCTTGGAAACGCGCTGAAAACCATTGCGAGGAGTCCCAAAGCGATCCTGCCAAGCTACCGAGAAGTATCGGAGAGCATCTGCCCCATCTGAAGCCCAGTCATGTTCTGGCTTTTCTGAATATATATCAAGCTTGGCATCGTACTTTCTGTGATAACTTCTAAGGGCTGATAGCCCCATTGCGCATTCGTTTTCATCAAACCAAAAGCGATTGAAAAATTCTCTTGTAGCATTTATTCCGCTATCAATGCTGACATCAGGTATTCGATTGTTTGGGAAGCCCAGATTAAACATAAATCCTTGCTCCGCAGCAAATTCAATCATCGTCTTGCCAAGCTGGAGCTCGTGTTTTTTAGAATCGTGAGGAGCAAAATGCCCTCCATATCTTATATTGTTTTTGAATCCATATGCATTTACGTAGTCCATGTAGTGCGTCATAGCGTGACCCCTGTTCTGATAATAATGGACAAACCTAATCTCTTTACCAACAGATTGAACAAACCATATGGCGGTGCTATCCCGATATCCTAAGTCCCATGCTGTATAGACAACAACAGATGGATCGATAGCAATGTTTGTTATGCGTCTTTCTTCTCTGGCCAGATCGAGAAGATCACCATATACACTGCCGGGTATGGCTGCGAAGAAGTCGTTATAGTATTCTCTATCGATAACGTCCTGACGTATGCCAGAATTCTTTGCGTTCACAATCATTTCCTCTGTGATGATTCTGTTACCTTCATTATCCCTGGTATCATCAACTGTAAGGTTTTGAATATACCAGTTGGGATTGTCTTTGTTGGTATTATAGAGTGTATAGCCGTGGTTCATACCCTTGACCGTATAGACAAATATTGCCGCACCACCGGTCTCATCAAGCATCGGAAAGATTGCTTCCCATGCTGCTGGATTTGAATCTGCATACTCTGAAAAGACAACAAGCTTAGCTCCAACTCCCCGGTGACTGTCGTAATCGTTTGACCCTCCAAGCTGGAAGATACTTCCGTTACTGAACTCTAACATCATCTCGATGTTATTCTTTTTAACAATGGCCTCAGCTGGAAATGCCTCTAAAAATCTTCTCCCGGACTTATCCATACCATTCCAAATTACACGTCTTGCGTGTCGCTGTGTTGGAAATAAATACAGGCAATACATTGGCTCTCTTAACACAGCCGAAGCACAGAGATTAAGAATTCCATAATCTTTCCCGGCTCTGCGGTGCAAGATTTGTATAATACGTTTTTTGCCGTCTATGAAATAAGCTTTGAATGCTTCCTGCTGGTAGCTTCGAAGTTGTATGTCTTTTGGTAATTGAATTACCTGCGTCATAAGCGTCCTTGCTTAGTATTATTTACTACATTTTATATTCTGTTTTTTCCGTAATCAGGCAAATACAGCATAATTTATGTTTCCCGTTTATCATCCTCGCCATCGCAAATACACATCATGTCATCCCTCAAACATCCTTGCCTTAGTATATCCAAATTGATAGTGAATGTTCCGAGAAGTTCATTTTGATCATGCCAGACGTTAACTGTCCAAGCTCTATCTTCATCGCTCATTAGCTCTGGAAAATTATTAAAATGTTCTTCATATTCATCAAAGACGGACTCAAGAAAATCTTCAAATGCCTTGCGCGATGCTGTAAGGGCTTTGCCATACGATGCCCTGGATTTAGCAATCTTTATATCGCTAAGAACTTTTATTGTGGCCATGCTATGTCGTCAAGATTGTCGTCGAATTTTGGATCGACTGCGTCGGCTTTCTTTGCCGCAGTAGCTTTTGAATGAAGCTCATCAAATGACTGCTGCTTATCCATCTGTCTTTTTTCGAGCAGCTTAACTTCATTTGCAATAACAGTAAAAGACTCTTGCTGGATTCCGCCGACATCTGTAAATTTGCTATCCAAGTTTCCGTCAACATAGATGTACGCACCCTTGGTTACGATCCTTTCAGCACTTTCTGCTGTGTATTTAAAGGCAATACAATTAAACCAAATAGTTTTCGTCTTCCACTCGTTGGTTTCTGTATCTTTCTTGCTCTTGTTTACGGCAACAGAAAAGGCTGCCATTCGCGATCCATTTTTACAATCGATCATTTTAACGTCCTGACCAGAGCGGCCTATCAGTTGTATCTTTGCCATTGAATGCATGTCGTTCTCCTAATTAGGTATGTTTATTCTTAATTCAGCTTTGCCTGAGTCTACATCAGCCTGTGACTGATTGCTCAGCTCTTTTTCATCTACGCTTTCCGATGCTGGTGGTTGCGGCATTGCAATTGTGGGGGCGTCAGTGTTGTCAGAATCGTAATCATCGAGCCACTCCAGAGGCCATGGTATTTCTGATCTAGGGATGCGCGGTACCTGCAGTAGCTCATGTCCTGGTGGTTGCGGCATCGGTTCTGCATCGCTGTATTCACCGTCTGAACACATAGGCTCATGATCTTTCTGATCGCTGTGGGGGATGGGTATTGGATTAGAGCGACCAGAGCCGACAGGTTCTGCCGCGCTAACTTGTGACAAACTTGTGTCACTAATTTGCGACAAGTGTATGCTTTGATAGCTGCCAACAGGCTCGGCGAACGAGGCGTGTTCTATGCTTCCCTCGGAAGAACTCGAACCCCTCGAAACCGGCGTTGCTGGCCGTCTTCTGAGCCAGTCTGTAAATTTCTTAAGCATTATCTCTCTCCTCTTTAATCTGTACAAGAGGAGAAAAGTCAGCGTGGACATCGGTTGCTATTTGGTGAAACCCACTCAAATACGGCTTGAGCAGTGATCGCTGTTCTGGCATGAGGTTATACCATGCGTCATCGATTGCATCGCCACCGTGAGCTACAGCTATTGCTTCAAATTTAGCTATTAGCGTCTGTTCTTCTTTTTTAACTTCTTCTTCGGCCTTATCTATGCCGTCATTTATAATCTTATCTAACTCTTCTTGGGTAAAAAGATGATCGTCAAACCTCCCCGCCATTTCTTCTTTTATGTTCTTTTCAAGAGCCGTGTTTATAGCATCTTTTAAATACGGGTCTAGTTGCCTTTGTTCTGGTGGCGAAAGCTTATCCCACGCTTTTTCTAGATTATCAATGTCCTCCGTTTCAGCTATCTTCTCGAACCTGGCTGTCATCCCATTAGTCCAGTCGATTAGCGCTTGCTCTTCTTTTGTTATTTTAGGTAACATTGTTTTTCTCCTCTTTTTCATCGTCTTCAGCCGCTACAGCTGCATCAGCTTCTTCAACTCCTTCCACAATATGTCTCATTTTGGCTCTAACCTCCATTGCTACAAAAAGATGCATTAAATCTGTGCTCTTTGTCACAGGAATCATTATCCCTAGGTCTACCTCCTCGGCTCCCAGCTTCTCGAGATTTTTGTCAACGATTCCTTCGGAGTCCACAAGCATTTGTCTAAGATATTTAAGCACAATCTCATCTGCTCGCGCTTTAGCCGCGTTGCCGTAAAGCTTTTTATAGTCAATCTTGCAGGTATTATCAGTCATTATCTTTATCCCTTATTTAATAATTATTGTATTGCCATTTTCCAAGTGCACTCCGGGCAGCATATCGCCACCTTGGATGGCACTTTTGATGGCCTTTTTATCAAAATGAACATCAGTTGACGAGATGTATTCCTTGGGAATTTCAAAAGGATTATCTATTACCACCCTTTCCGGTGTTTTTCTAATAGATATATTAAACTCAAGACTGTTTATTTTGGTAATCCCGGCCTCTTCCATATTGAACTTAAGATACTCTTTCAATCTTTTAATATGATTTTCAGCTGCAGTCCTTTTTGCTCTCATGCTTTTTTCGTATTCTTTCATGGCTTCAATATCAGATTTTATATTCTTATAATAAGCCCCTACGTTCCTAACTTTAGCATCAAAGTCTTCCTCTAGCTTTCCTAGGTCAACCAGTTTTTCCTTGTATTCGAAAGATTCTGGCTCTAGTTCAAGCATAGAATCTAAATGATCAAGGATGTCATTTTTTATTTTATAAAGTTTCATTTTTAGTTACCTCGTTGTTAAATAGTTTTTCTATATGGTCTCTTATGTCATCTAAAGTATGTAACATCTGCCCATATATATTGATGGTAGTTGTTAAGAATTCGCTCTCCTCGTTTGCGTCTTCTGGCAATACCGACCGCTCTCCCGCAAGAACATTTAAAGTGTAATTGATATTTCTCCCTACTCTGTTGCAGGCTTTTATTCGTATTTTATAAACCTCTTCGTCAGTTAATTTCATTTTTATTTCCTCAGTTCTGGTGGCGTCATCGCATTCCTTTCCATCTCTACAATGTCTCTTTCCTCTTGAGTCATTGGGCGATTTGATTCCTTTGTGGCTTCTTCTATATGCTTAATCAATTGCGACATCATTAGTTTTTTCTCATTTGCGCTAAACTCTGTTTCCCATACTTCCTTTAGATGGTCGATGCCTTCCTCTGCGGCAGCTTTTAACTTATCGTTTAGGCCGTACTTGTCTATTACAACTGATTCCAGCTGTTTATCGCTTATTGATTCCAGTGTTTCGTTGTCTGGATCATCTTCGCCAGTTTCAATTAAGAATGTCTTCAAGAGCGCATACTTAACAGCATAAGTTGTAGCCTTACCAACAGCCTTATCCGATACATCCATGCCAGTGCCATAATAGGAAAAGGATATAGACTCACCAGAATCGAGATCGTGAAACGTAACTTCGATCTTAACTGTAGCCATGAACAGATTGCCTCCTCTCGCTGAGGTATATTTGCCTGCCTCATGTGAAAGCATAGTTGTGGTCATTATTAAGTTGTGCATAAGCATGGACGCTCTACATGCAGCCATTACCTTTGATGCTTTTACATATTTAAACTTTTGATCTTTGTTGAGAGCATCACACTGTAAGTAAGATACTTCCATTGCAACAGCTTTGATTTTCAATAATGCTTTATTTACTTCGGTCATAGTTAAACTCCTCTTATGTCACAATAATTATTTATATCGGTTCTCTCGTAGCCATTACAGCACTCGTAGTTGTAAGCAAAATACGCATCAATCGTAGCTTGGTATTCTTCCTCTCTTTGGAAGAACTCAGCCTCAGTGATTAGGTTGTTAACTAAAACACCAGTGAGTCTAAGCTCAGTAATGTCTTTAGCTAATTTGTAGTTGGCTGAGGATTGCCTGCTTAGAGCGGCAGCGAATTCGTTGATATCGATCTTCATTTTTCACATCCAAGTTAGTAAGTGTTGCATCAGCATAACAGACTAGTAGTTTGAAGGCAAGCCTGAATCAATCTTGACCCATTCATCAAAGAGTTTAAGGGTCTTGGGGCTTAGTACTGATGGCTTAATATAACCATTTGAGGCGATGGCTAATTTTAACGATCTAATGATAGGCAGTAAGTCTTCGCCATTTTCAATTGCCTTATACTTATGGAAAACTAATCCCGAAGCAGGTATACCAGCAACCTTGGCAGTCTTTCTGATTGAGCCAAAATACGAGAATGCTTTTTCTAGCTCCTGGTGCTGAGGGCTTAGGTCGCCTTGCCTCATTTTATATTTATATACGTAATCTTTCTTTGTGCTCATTTAATACTTCCTTAATTTACTCGTGTTATGATACATCAATGTAACAACTAATACAACAGGAGAAATACAATGAATGAGCCATCAAGAGATGAATATAGCCCGCAATATGATGAGGGCGAGGAGCCAGCCAAGCTAAGCAATCCCTCTGTGAATAGAGATTGCGTAGACCTACTAAACCGAGATAAGTTTTTTAAATTAGATAACAATGAGCACTACCTTATGTATAAGGATGAGATCATTGAGGCTAAGAGTGCAGCCCTGGAAGCTATGACACCTCTAGTTTTGAAAAAAGCTGAACGTCTCAGTCTTGAAATTGGAGAGATGCTAGACTTTTCTTGGGAGGAAATATCCCAAAAAGAGATTGATGATATGCTGGAGAGGATAGAAGTGATTGCCAGTGAATATGAGGATGCAGCGTGCTATGAGCAAGATACTGCAGATTGTTTTACCGTTTTATATAACTCATTGCTTAAGCTCAAAGGCATTGCGGAGCTAGGATAATGGATCCCGCGGTGAGATTTATCATAGTTATGGCTTTGTTTTATTTGATTTGCAAATTCTTTACAGGATGATATTCTTATTTGGTGCCGGGACGACCCCACCTTTAAGACACTAATGGGTGGAGATAGAGGTTGTATCTCGGCAGTGTCCTTATAATAAATAGTATGTCCTTGTTAGTATGTTTGAAGCACTGTGGTTATTCCGTTCCGCGGTGCTTTTTTTTACCTAAAACTTCCCGATGGGACATTAGCCGGGACATTAGCCGGGACATTTTTTTAAATATAAATAAGTGTTTTAGATTTTTTAGTTGAAGAGTAGAATAAATAACTAAAGCGGCTGAGGTAATCATAACCGCATTAGTTATAGTTTGCGTCATCTTTGTAACATGACTTAATTAGTTCGTTAAGGAGGAACCAATTAAATGAATGATAACATTACCGAGTTTAAGAAAGCAATCTTAGCAGCTGGATTAACGCCACCTGAAATAATTGCCGACGGGGAAATTCACAGATTTGCCCAGCGTGGTGACAATGGTTATCCGTGTTGGTATGTTCTAAATATCGATACATCAACTGATCTCGCCCACGCCACATATGGCTGCTGGAAGCGCGGGCTTAAAAAGTCATGGCAATCTAAGTCAGCTCAGAATTCATCTTCAAAAGAACTCATTGCTATGAAATCTCTCCAGAGGGCATCCATGCTCAGAAGGAAGAAAGATGACCATTTGCGACACAAGAAAGCTGCCCTTTCAGCTGTTGAAATGTGGGAGTCAGCTCCATGTGAGGCGTATTCTGGTCATGCCTACTTACAATCAAAGAAGGTTAAGAGCTATGGTCTTAAGGTTGGAATGATGGGTGAGCTTCTCGTACCCATAAGAAACAATAATGAAAAGCTTGTCGGCTTACAGAGAATCTTTCCTAATGGTGATAAATACTTCATTAAGGGCACGCCCAAGAAGGGAAATTATTTCGAATTCGGGGCACTTTATTCTGATAATATCTTTATCTGCGAGGGGTATGCGACTGGAGCTTCCATATATGAAGCCTACAAAGGCCTGGTTGTGGTTGCCTTTGATGCTAACAACCTAAAACCGGTTAGCATTAACATCAGGAAGAAATATCCAGAGGGTAAAATAACTATCGCAGCAGATAATGATACGCCGATGATAGGTGAAACCATGGGCACAGGAGAAATTAAGGCTAGAGAGGCGATGAAAGCTATTGATGCTACGTTCATTATGCCTAAGCAAGTTGGCTTTGATTTTAATGATTTAGCAAATGATGGAGTAAAGCTATGAGTGACGCAATTATAGATGGTAGAAAGCTGGCTGATGAGTGTTATCGGTTTATTGAAGGCCGATGCTCTATGATTAAGGCGGAATTAATCGTCACTGCTCTTTGGATTTTTGGCATGTATTTCCATGATCATTTTGATTATTTCCCAATATTTCTAATCAGCTCTGTATTGCCAGACAGTGGTAAAAGCACCCTAATGAAGATAATAGATGCTTTGGGTTTTAATACTAAATTTTTCAATAAGGCCAGTGCAGCAGCAATTAAAAGAGACAAAGAAAGACACTCATTGCTGCTTGATGAGGCCGATACCTATA